CCGACGTCTCAAAACGTCGGATAATGACCCATTGGCCTGTTAGTGCCAATGTGTCCAAACCCGGTGCATCGTTGCCCTGGGCGAAGTCTCAACCTGGTGGATAGACTCCCGTACTCGTACGGCTTTAGTAACCAGAAACTAACAATTTTCATAAAAATCAAATCCATGATAATACAAATAATTTTAATATTAAAATGGATTGTGTTCTGGTGGTACCCGTCAGTACATAATTCAAACGAAGCTATAGATGAGATCCTTCAAAAGGTCTCACTTTGGCACTCAACAAAAGGACCTCTTTGGGTGATAAAACACCTCAAAGAAATCAGTTTGCTTTACAAGAGACACCTTTCAGGTAATCCCTTGAAACACTCTTCACATATAATAGGTATTCGTAAGGATGGATTGCCAAAAGGACTTCCTAAGCTAAATAGCATTTGGACTTACGGAGTTAGTAGAAACAAAAGAGAGTTTATCTCTTTTGTATTTACTGTTCTCAGTATATCCCGATGCTTTAAAGCCTGGGGAGACCCTGACATATCCAGTATCTTCACGAAACCAAAGACCGACTTAGAATCCTTCTTTGCAGAATGGGATTCAGGAGCCAGACGCTGGTTAAGTAAAAATAATTACGAACTAGTGTCTTTTAGACCTTCTACGAAGATCGAGTCAGACGACTTGTATTATTCTATGAAGGCGGGGCCTAATGGACCAGCCACTTGGACTTCATCCCTTGATGCTCAAGGTTTAGTTAACAGATCCCCGCAAGTTATGGAAGCTCTTGAGAGAGCATCTCCATACCTTGCCAATCTAGCTAAATCTCAAGGAGCGATTACCAATAAAGTTAATCACTTCTTTAGATCCACTAGAAAGAAAGGACCTGCTGACTTAACCAGAAAGTTATCAATGGTTAAAGACCCAGATGGTAAACTAAGAATCATTGCGATATTGGATTACTATTCTCAGAATTACTTAAAGAGAATACATGAACATTTGTTCAGTCTCCTCCAACGTATTAATGAGGATAGAACCTTTACACAAGATCCTTACGTTCATTTTGATGGACCGTACTATAGTTTCGATTTGAAGTCTGCTACGGATAGGTTCCCAGCGATCTTACAAAAAAGATTGCTTCGGTACATATTTCCGGGCGAGACTTCCGAAGCTTGGTATGACCTTCTTATTAAAGAACCCTTTTATGTACCGTGGGATGGTAGTTTCGTAAAATACGAGACTGGCCAACCTATGGGAGCATACTCTTCCTGGGCTTCATTTGCCATCAGTCACCATCTAGTTGTGAAACTAGCTGGTTACAGATTGGGCCATGAAGACTTTAACAATTACATTCTCCTAGGAGATGATATTGTTATAGGAGGAAAAGAGGTTGCTTTAGAATATAAGAAGATCATGACCGAAGTCTTAGGAGTGGATATATCAGATTACAAAACGCTCGTGTCTAACAACACTTACGAATTTGCGAAAAGATTATTCCATAAAGGAGTCGAGGTGTCTGCAATACAGGTACATGCTTTCCAATCAACTTGGAAGTCATATACTCTGTTATTACAGACATACCGCTCTTACCTAGATCGAGGTTTCGTTCCGTTCAACTTTGCACCTGCTCAAGAAGTCCTATACAGCCTGTTGGTTATTTTAGGTATACCTCCGCGTAAAGCGAAGAATATGTATCTAAAAATAGAAGCAGTGAATGCATTGTACAAGTTCTTTATTAATGGGGATACTGAAGTAATAAGAAACTTATTAGTTCAGCGTTACCCTAATGAGAGACATGTACCCCTTGATCCAAATAACTTAAGCGATTATATAAACGCTAGGTTATCTGTGACCTTTGAGAAAATGTATTCATCTCTAGTCGGACGGGTTGGTGGGACAATTGATAAAGTAGATGCCAAGTTGGCTCCACTTCTCGATTATGCACCAGCCGATCCAGATTTCGATCTAGATTGTCTAGACCTGGAGAATCTGCTAGGACAGGACCTGAGCGGAATTAACAATGAAGAGTGGCCAACACCTTCGTTTGTCACAAGTCATCCTGTAGCGATTTCTCTAAGAAATCTCTTCCAGAACTTGGCTGGTGACCCACGAATTGTTGCTCCAGCTCGAGATTATAGTGCAGCAGTTGCTGCCCTAGTACTCCCGGATCCGGAGCGTATTGGTGAGAGGCGAAAATCTACATTGGTGGCTTTCGTTCAAGCAAAACTGGCTGCCGAACTCCTTAAAAATTGTAAAACAATTTTTAGAGATGGTGGTCCAGGTTGGATGTTCGAAGCACAGTGGTATTCCAACCGCCGTGCTTAGCCTAGTTTGATAATGACTGTAATGACAGTAGCTTAGGTGTCGCTCACATGAGCAGTCATCGCCGCCGCTTCAACCTCAATAGATGGTGAAAATCCATCGAAGTCGGAGTTGGGTGATTGTAGCTTGTGAAATACGAGCCTGACCTAAAGTCCGCCGTAGACATCATGTCTAGGACACAATCTATTATCG